ATAAAAAGAGCACTTGAAAAACTTGAAATAGAATTTGAAGATGATGGTACGATGAAAGAACCAGAATACGAACCAGATGGTCCAATGGAAGGCAATGCTTTCGCACAGGCAGTACAAAAAGCCAAAGCGGCAGGTATGAAAAAAGGTGACAAGTTCAAAGTAGATGGTAAAGAATACACCCTACAAGATTGTGAAAACTTAATAGACGAAATGAAAAAGAAAAAAATGAAAAAAATGAGTGAGAAAGCAAAACCAGATTATATAGATTTAGACAAAGACGGAAACAAAACAGAGCCGATGAAGAAAGCGGCTAAAGACAAAGAAAAGAAAAAAGTTAAAGAAGGCGCAGAGGAAGAAGCACAATTAGTAATGGCGGCTAAAGACATGGTTGACAAAGTTACTGGTTGGATGGAAGACACAGCGTCAATGCAAACAGAAACAATTTTAGAATTAGGCGATGCAATAAGGGATGAAGAAGGCTCAGAGAAATCAGAATCATTCATAAACGCAGTTAAACCAGCACTAGAATCTTTATACACTTCACTAGAAGCAACAAGAGAAGCACTAACAGGCGGCGTAGCCGTACTGACAGGCGAGAACGCTCCAGACACAATGGGAGCAGATGCTGAAGAACCTGCAATGGAGCCAACTACAGATGCAGATGCAGATATGCCAGATCAGTCAGATGACTTTGCGGCAAGTGAACCTGCTTCAGGTGGTGAGGAACCAGCAGACAGAGAAAAGCGAGAACACATAATTAGACTGTCAAGAAGACTTGCTGAAACACTGTCAAAAAAAAAGGCTTAACAGAGGCCTCCAACACTGAACTAATTCAAGTTTTAAGAAATCTTAAAAGCGACGCTGATGCTCAAGATCAGAAATCATATCTAAGTTTCATTGCGTTGAATAGAATCTTACAAAATGTTGGAGGCTTATCAATCGATTACGATGGATTCAAAAAAGCATACGACTCCAATCCCACAATCAAAAAGATGATTAAGAACTTTGACCAACAGGGCATAAGGTTGGATACCAATGCCGAAGGTCCGGATATGCCCACAACGAAAGGCAAACGTACCAAAGGCTTAGATGCCATGGCAAAGAGAGCAACCAAAAAACGCAGTTAATTCTTGACATACTACCAATAGTATTGTAATATTATAAGATGACTAGAACAAAAGATCAGATAATCCACGACATAGAATCTGTGATAGACAAATACATCAAGGTCACAGTCGAACAACACGGCGGACAAGTTGAAGTGAAAGAGTTTGACACAGACACAGGCAAACTGACCATGTTAATGAAAGGTGCCTGTTCAGGTTGTGCTGGTAGCACTGCCACATTACAGAAAGGTATAGAGTCTACAATGAAACACTACATTCCTGAAGTAAAACAAGTGGTTGGAGAAGATGATCCTAATAGCACAGTCAAACCTTATTACGAATATAATCCATGGGACGGTCCAACATACGACAATATGTTAGATGAATTAGATAGATTGTCAACTGAGAACGGTGGCAACATTTCTAACGACACAGATAAAAATAATAATTAATGTCATTAATTGTAAAACGTTTCGACTACACAAAATTATCACGCACATCTTTGGACGGCAAAAGAGTTTATCAATGTCCTGATGGAAACGCAGTAGCAAGTGTAACAACTATATTAGATTCCACAAAAGATAAAACGCACTTGTTAGAATGGCGTAAAAGAGTTGGGGAGGAAACTGCCAAGAGGATAACAAAAGAAGCATCTGGTATGGGAACCAGAATGCACAAATACATTGAAAACTATATCAATGACGGTTCGTGGGGAACACCTGGATCGAATCCTTATTCGCAACAAGCATTTAAGATGGCTAAGATAGTTCATGAGAATGCACTGAAGGACGTAAATGAAATATGGGGCAGTGAGGTAGGTCTTTACTTTCCCAAGATATATGCTGGGACCACTGACTGTGTAGGACAATACAAGGGAAACCCTTGCATCATTGACTTCAAGCAAACCAACAAGCCTAAAAAGAAAGAATGGGTAGAAGATTACTTTTTACAATTAGTAGCCTATGCAGAAGCACACAATGAAGTGTATGGCACAGACATCAAAGAAGGTCACGTGTTTATGTGCAGTAGGAAATTAGATTATCAGCAGTTCGATATCACACCAATCACATACAATCATTACAAAAAAGAATGGTGGAATAGAGTAGAAGAATACTACATTAAACACGCAGTTTAAAGACTACACTGAAACTAGCAAACACTCGATAAATACTCACAGTAGGATTTATTATATGGCTATTGTTTCAATATCAAGAATACAGATACGAAGAGGTCGAAAGAACCAAGGTTCAGGCTTACCCCAATTAGCGGGTGGAGAACTGGGTTGGGCAGTTGATACTCAAGAACTATACATAGGTAATGGCGCAGTATCAGAAGGCGCACCAGCAGTAGGTAATAGCAAAATCCTTACAGAACATGATAACCTATTTGAATTAAGTGATCAATACACTTACAAAAATGGAACAAGCATACAGACAGGATCAAGTTCAGCGAATCCTATACAGAGAAGTTTACAATCAAGACTGGATGATTTTGTTAATGTAAAATCATTTGGTGCTAATGGCGACGGCACTGATCAAACACTCGCACTACAGAGAGCAATAGATCAATTATACCTACCATGGTCAGGTGCCAGCGACGCAGACAGTTTAAAGAAAAGAGTTACACTTAAATTAGACGCAGGTTTATACAAAATTAACGACAGTTTAAAAGTTCCACCATATGTAAATCTAGTAGGTGATGGTTCAGACAAAACTGTGATAGAACAAACTGGAGCATTTGCAGTAATAGAAACAATTAATGGTAACGGTATTAATGCACAAACAAGTTCTACGAATCAAACAAACATCATTAGATTACAAGGCATGACTTTAAAAAGTTACCTTACAAATCCTGCATTGAAATTGAGTAGCACGAAAGACAGTCAGTTCGTAGATATTAAATTACAAGGACCATGGACGCAAGGTTCGGCAATCAATGCCACACAGGTTGGATTGTTAATGGAGGCAACATCAACTCCAGTCACAACACAAAACAACAACTTTGAAAAACTTAAGGTTGTAGGATTCAGTTATGGAATATTATCCAATCACGATGTTGCAAACAATCATTTCGAAGACTGTGTGTTTGAAACTTTATCTTATGGTGTGTACTTCGGAAGAGACACATCACTAGGTCAAGTTGCACAATTGACTGGTCCAATCAATAACACAATCACAAACAGCAGATTTACGAACATAGATAAGAATGGTATTTGGGTCAAAGAAGGTAATGGTAATGTAAGTAATGAAAACAGTTTCACCAAAGTAGGTAATGACGGTGGATTAGACACAGCACCAGTACATCCTGTGATTAGATTTGATTCTGAGAAAAATTTATCTAAAAATGATTTTTTTGCTAGAACAGATTCGTTGATGGCAAATACAAGCACATTAACAGGAGTTGCATATATTCCAGAAGTGCAAGGTAAGTTCAACAGCGAATATGCATTTGTAACAAAATTCAACATGGGACAATTAAACTCCGCAACTAGAGTGGCGAAGTTACCTGCAGACAATAGCAGGCATTACAAAATAGAATATAGTTATGATAGTCCAGTTGTAAACGCATTTCGAACAGGCACATTAGACATCAGCATAGACAAAGGTAACGACACAGTTCATCTGTCAGACGAATATGACTTTTTAGGAGATACGGCAAACAATGCAAATTCAGTTAGAACACAATTTGCCGCAAGTCTATCAGATGAAGACGGTAACGGCAGTAAAGAAACATTAATTATACAGGCAACTAATCCATCACTACAAGCAAATGAAAACGCATCAGTTATATTCAAAGTTAGAAGTATCTCATAAACCTAATATTTTTTTTGGAACCTACGAACAAAGACTTATTGATTGGAAAAATATTAGAAGTATCATAAACGAAGAACAAAATCCTTTAGAAATTTTATCAAAAATATATTTTTACTGTCCAAGAACCAAAACAAAGACAGACGAATACAAAAGTGACACGTGGTTGGAGCCTTGGCAGTTAATTGAAAGAAATGAGTACAATGAATTTGACCTTTCATTGTTATTATGTTATACTATAATGATAACAGAACAGTTTAAAGATAAAAGAATAGTGATACATAATGTCATATCAAAGGAAATTGAATCCAACAACCGTAAGTTTTATTACGTTATTGAGTTTAATAACCATTTTTTGAACATTAACGATATGGCTATAATGACCAAAGAAAAGTTTGACAAAAATTATGTTCTGCATTATACTCATAATATTAAAAATAAGATAAATATTGATTTAATTTAATAGGAAATAGAATACTAATGGAAGTCGCAGAACAAACAATCACTACAAATACATCAAACATTAAGGTACAAAAAAGAGACGGGCGTCTAGAACCGTTAGACATTGACAAAATTCATTTCGTTGTAGAAGAAGCCTGCGAAGGATTAACAGGTGTATCAAGTTCGCAAATAGAAATTAATGCAAACATACAATTCTATGATGGTATCACAACAAAAGATATTCAACACGTATTAGTTAAGTCGGCAAACGATTTAATTAGTTTAGAAACTCCTAACTATCAATATGCCGCCGCAAGACTTCTTTCTTATGATGTAAGAAAAGAAGCACACGGACAATACGAATACATTCCTTTACTAAAATTAATTCTTAGAAATATCAAATTAGGCGTTTACGATAGAACAATAGTTGAAAAATATCACAAATCAGAAATTAAAAAATTAAACACTTGGATCAAAAGAGATAGAGATTTAGATTTCACATACGCAGGACTGAGACAAGTTGTGGACAAATACCTTGTGCAAGACAGAAGCACAGGTGAACTTTATGAAACTCCACAAGATATGTACATGATGATTGCGGCAACATTATTTGCAAACTATCCTAAGAAGAATAGAATGAGTTATGTCAAAAAATATTATGATGCAATATCACAATTTAAAATAAACATACCGACTCCAGTTATGGCGGGAGTAAGAACTCCTATCAGACAATTTGCTTCTTGCGTTCTTGTAGACAGCGATGACACTTTGCCAAGTATCTTTTCAAGTGATATGGCGATAGGTTTATATGTTGCCAGAAGAGCAGGTATAGGAATCAACGCAGGACGTATCAGAGGTATAAATTCTAAAATAAGAGGAGGGGAGGTCCAACACACAGGAGTCATTCCGTTCCTTAAAAAATTCGAAAGCACTGTGAGATGTTGCACACAGAATGGTGTGCGTGGCGGTAATGCAACCGTACACTTTCCAATATGGCACCAAGAGATAGAAGACATACTTGTTTTAAAGAACAATAAAGGCACTGAGGACAACAGAGTAAGACGTATGGACTATTCAATACAGATGTCTAAACTATTCTATGAAAGATTTATTAATGAAGAGGATATCACTTTATTCTCTCCACACGCAGTACCAGGATTATATGAAGCATTTGGCACAGACAAGTTTGATGCACTTTATAAGAAGTATGAGAAAGATAAAAACATTCCGAAAAAGACTATCGCGGCGCAAGAACTTTTCGCAGACTTGTTAAAAGAAAGAGCCGAGACTGGTAGAATATACATAATGAACATAGACCATTCAAACAGTCACTCCAGTTTCAAAGACAAAGTATCTATGAGTAATTTATGTCAGGAGATAACATTACCTACGACACCTATCAAAGGCATAGATGATCCTGATGGAGAAATAGCACTTTGTATATTGTCAGCAATCAATGTTGGGGCAATAGGAAACTTAAATGAATTAGAAACTTTATGTGATTTAAGTGTAAGAGCATTAGATGAAATTATAGAATTACAAGACTACCCTGTGAAAGCGGCAGAAGTATCTACTAAATCTAGACGTTCTTTAGGCATTGGATACATTGGGTTAGCACACTATCTCGCGAAGAACGGTGTTAAGTATTCAGATCCAAAGGCGTGGGAGTTAGTAGATAGACTTTCAGAAGCATTCCAATATTACTTGTTGAGAGCGAGTTGTGATATTGCAGAAGAGAAAGGCAAGTGTTCTGCATTTGATAGAACAAAATATGCAGATGGTTTACTTCCTATTGACCATTACAAAAAAGAAGTAGATGAAATTGTTGTACACAAACAGAGAATGGCTTGGGAGACTTTAAGAAAAGATATTTTAAAGTACGGCTTAAGACACTCAACACTATCGGCTCAAATGCCCTCGGAAAGTTCTTCCGTTGTTAGTAACGAAACTAACGGTATAGAACCTCCAAGAGCACTCCTATCAATTAAAAAATCTAAAAAAGGTCCATTAAAACAAATAGTTCCAGGTTTCCCTAACTTAAAAAATGCATACACTTTGTTATGGGATATGGGATCCAACGAAGGATACATTAAGATTGTATCTGTGATGCAGAAATATTTTGATCAAGCGATTTCAGGCAACTGGAGTTATAATCCATTGCAGTTTGAAAACAACGAAGTTCCGTTATCAGTGATGGCGCAAGATATGTTAATGGCATACAAATATGGTTGGAAGACAAGTTATTATCAGAACACATATGACTTCAAAGGCGAAGAAGAAGATGTGCAACCTTCAGGAATTGACGCTCCAGTTATTGGGAATAAATCCCATGTTAATGGAGAATATGTAAATGGTAAGTCACAAGTCAACGGTGAACACATCAACGGCGAAACAAAAGTAGAAGAACAACTCCAGGACTTGGAAGATGGCGAATGCGAAGCCTGTACAATTTAACCAAAAAAGATAATTAATAGGTATGGCGAAAACAGTTTTTAATAGAAAAGATATAGACTTTACAAAAGAACCTATGTTCTTTGGTGCAGATCAAAACGTGCAGAGATACGATGTATTCAAGTATCCGCAGTTTGACAAACTGAATCAAACAATGTTAGGTTACTTTTGGAGACCTGAAGAAGTTTCTTTGCAAAAAGACAGGGCCGACTATGCAAGTTTCAGACCAGAACAAAAACACATATTCACATCTAACTTAAAATATCAAACACTATTAGATAGTGTGCAAGGTAGAGGTCCGTGTTTAAGTTTCCTACCATACGTTTCCAATCCTGAACTAGAAGGATGTATTGTTACTTGGGACTTCTTCGAAACTATTCATAGTAGAGCATACACGCACATCATGAAGAACGTCTATTCAGATCCTACTGAAGTGTTTGACACAATTTTAAATGATCAAGAGATTTTAAAAAGAGCAGTATCAGTAACAGAAAACTATGACAGGTTCGGCGAAATGGCACAGGACTACACAGTCAAAGGCAAAGGTGACATTGATGAATTAAAGAAACAATTATATCTTGCAATGGTCAATGTTAATCTACTTGAAGGTTTAAGATTCTATGTATCATTTGCTTGTACATTTGCATTTGGTGAATTAAAACTTATGGAAGGTTCTGCAAAGATACTTTCATTGATTGCTAGAGATGAAGCAACACACTTGAACTTATCCACACACGTTATCAAAGCATGGCAAAAAGGTGATGACAAAGGCATGAGCAAAGTTATCAAAGGATTAGATAAAACTGTGATTGGAATGTTTAAGAAGTGTGTAGAAGAAGAAAAGGCTTGGGCGAAACATTTATTCAAAGATGGTTCAATTATTGGACTTAACGAAAGATTATTAGGAACTTATGTAGAATGGATTGCAAACAAAAGATTAAGAGCATTAGGTTTTGATCCACTTTATGACGTAGGTGCTTCACAAAATCCTTTACCATGGACGCAACACTGGCTATCATCAAAAGGTCTTCAAGTTGCTCCACAAGAAACTGAAGTAGAAAGTTATCTAATAGGTGGAATAAAACAAGACGTCAAAAAAGGACAGTTCAGCAAATTCAAATTATAATGAATCAATACGAAGGCATGAATGGTTTAGAAGTTTTATACACCATTCTATTTGTGGAATGGGATAAAGGCCTATGGGGCATAATTGCTTTAGGTGTGATCTTCGCTTTGGTATCCATAATCACAGATGACGAATTCCAAAAATACATCAAGCACTTTAATCAAGATGTTTGATTGACTTTCCTAAAAAAATTAAGTATAATAAAGCAAATAACGGAGATTAATTAGATGTCAACTATAACGGAAGAATCAACAATAGTTTGGAGTAAGATGATGTGTCCGCAGTGTACGGCGGCGAAGCAGTTGCTCAAGTTAAATGAAATCACTTATGAAGAAAGAATGATAGGTGATGGATGGACTAAAGAACAATTATTAGAAGCAGTACCAACTGCCAGAACAGTGCCACAAATTATATTAAAAGGCAAGTTAATTGGCGGGTATGATCAGTTAAGAGAACATTTCAATAAAGAGCAAGAGGCAAAAGATGCCAGCAATTAACGAAGGCGATACAGTCAGTATAAAATTTACCAGCGGTGAAGAAATCATTGCTAGATTTGTTTCAGATGATGGAGCAGTAGTAAACATCCAAAGACCTATGGCATTAGTTAATCTTGCAAGTGGTATTGGATTAGGACCATTCATGTTCACTGTGCCAAAGTTTTCTGAACTGCCAATTAATAAAAGTTTAGTACTTACAATGGCGAAAACTGAAGTAGAGTTCGCTAAAAAATACGCAGAAGGTACGACAGGACTTAAATTCACTACAAAATGACAGACAAACTGATTGCCACTGACTGTGATGGTGTGCTTTTCAAATGGGAGGAAATGTTTGACAGGTACATGAAAGTCAATGGCTTCGAAAAGAAAACCAAGGATCATTACGAATTACATATGAATTATCAAATGCCTGTACCTGAGATGCAGGTGTTGGTAAAGATATTCAACGAGAGTGCTTATATGAGATACCTGGAACCAATGGAAGGGGCAGTTGAATACGTTAAAAAACT